ACTTCAGAAAGTGTATAACCTTTTACAATTATATAATAAACAAATGATTCAGCTTCTTGAGCAGCCATTAATCTATGCTGTCCATCAATTACTTCCATTCGTTCATTTACTAAAATTGGATTGCATTTCATTCCGTATTTATTAATACTATAAACTAATCGTTTAATGTGCTGTAAATTTGGAACTCTGTTTCCATCAATCTGTTTAAAGATTAATAAGTTACTTGTTTTGTAAACTTTGTTTACTTCATTTGTGTTTTGCACTTGGTTACTATTATTGGCCAGTGGTGCGGTGGTCATGTTAAACATATATTTATTTATTTATTTGGTTACTAATTAATAAGCTTTTACTTTGTAAATCCGTTAAAGAATAAGTTGCATGTAATTGTTCAACTGTAAATTTTTTATCTTCAATTGCTTGCAATGCTTTTTGAAATCTTTCATTGTCAATCGATGGCTTTGCTTTTGGAGCTGCGCTTGCGGTGTTGCCATCATCATCAACGGCTTGCAAAGATAAAAGCGATTGTAGTGTTCCCCTTCGGAAATAAGTAACCGCGGAAAGAATTTTTTGGGGATCTGTAATCAATGGCAATCTCATAAAAGATTCAATCATTTCCCCGGAATCAATATCAATTATTTGAGTAGTTACAACATCATCTTTGATTGGTTGTAATAACACAAGGCCATTTTCCCAAAGTAATGGTTCAACTGTTTCAAGCAATGCATTGATATCAGCATAACTCTTTTTAAAGTGTGGATTGGTTGCGTTCTTTTGAACTTTACCGATTAATTGTTTTGCGGCATGTAACTTCGCGTAAATTCCTTTTGGAGCGGTTGGCTCCGGTGTTTGTGTTGTTGGTTTCATCTTGTTGTTTTTAGTTGTTTATTTTGTAAAGTTAATCATTTATTTTATATATGCAAGTAAATTATTGTAAAAAAGTATAAAAGAATCAAAATCTTTTGCAATATAATAAATCCCGCCGGCGCTTTCAACCGATTCTTGATATTGTTTTTGAACTTCGGATTGTTTATCCTTGCCGAATTTTACTTCAATCTTTACGGAACGCCCCTGGATGATTGCGGAAATATCCGCGGATCCCTTGGTTCCGGTGCTTGGTGTAAACATCCCCTTCAATTGGCGGGTATTTTCCCCGACTTTAATCTTTTTACCTTCGCGATAAATTCCCATCGTGTTAATCCGTTCGGCTTGACAATTAGAGTAATTCAAGAACTTAATAATACATTTGGTTAATGCATTGGTTGAATTATCATTGTAATCTTCGGCAACAATATACGGGCAATTTGGATATTTCTTTTGAAGATATTCAACCTCCAGGGCTTTGAGCATTGCTTTGTTTTCTTTATTCATGGTTTAACGGTTTTAATTCCGCAAGCGTAACTGTCTTTGTATCGCATCGGAAAGTAAAATTATGTTCCATTTCGCCCTCCAGGTGCAAAATAGCATTATTAAAGAAATCTATTTTTGAAATATAGCCATTAATAAAAACCTTTGAAAAATCATTCATAACATAAATGCAGCAATAAAAATCGCATTGTTGATCATAATGATCGCATGGCAATTTAAATTGGTGCGCTAATCTTGGGGGATTATTTACGCGAGTTGCTTTAATTTCAATCTTTTTTTTATTCATTATAAAATCATAATCGCGATGCTGCGCATGAAATATTTCTTTTCCAATTGACGAAAAGTAATCAAGGAAACATATTTCGGCAATTGCCCCGGCAGCATTGCCATCGCCTTGAGTAAGGGATTTATTTAAAATTTGAAATTCATAAAGTTTTGCAGCTCTATTTACTTGGTCTAAATTTGGTGTAATTGTGATCATAAGTTCATTGCTTTAGTTGTTAATTCATCCCAAACATCCCCGACTTTCGGAGCGTTGAAATTTTCTATTTTAAAATACCGACCAGAACTGTTCCGGCCTTTTGTTAATTTAAGTTTATTAAACTTGGCATATTCGCCAACCCACTTCAAGAACCTTCGCGCTTCAAGATCCTTCCATCCCGCTGTTTCGTTTTTGAACATCTCAAGATAAGAATTATTAAAAATAAATTCATCAATTTTAATCGGATTATCATTTACAAAATCATAAAAATCTTTTGATGTTGCTTGGATGAATCTCTTTGCTTCGGCATTAATGGAAACCGATTTGAGCAATCCATTCTTTAAGAAGCTTTGCAAGTTGTGAATCATATAATTGTCAAATTTTGACCAGTCAATTTCCGACCATGAATCAAATAATAACCGGCCATAAATATCAAGGGGGGATCTTTGCGCGTTAAAGTATTGAAAGAACTCCAGTTCGTGCCTTCTTCGATCATGAGATGAACCGGCGCCGGCAATAACATAATTGGTAGTTAAAACTATTTTTGGGGATCTCTCAAATGGAATAAAGATTTCATCCTTGTTTTTTCTGTTTACTGTTATGCCTTCCGAAATCAATGAGAATAAATCTTCAAATACAAAATTTTTCTTAACATCATCCAGGGCTAAAATTTGAGAATCCAAATTTACTCTTTGATAAACAAAATCCCCTTTTAAGTTGAAAGCTTTGCCATCAATCTTTACAATCTTTCGAAGGTATCCGAGCGCGGTTAACATCAAAGATTTACCGGAACCGCCGTTTGCATTATCATCAATTTCTTGATCATTAAAAATAATTGCCTTTTGATCTGTTTTATCTTTAAATGTATGCAATAAATATCCAAGAGTTGTTTCAAGCGAAGCGGTACGGTTCTCATCTTCATTGCTTACTTTATAAACAAGATCCTTAAAATCATTATCGAAGGAATCAAGCTTTGTAAAATCCCGGCCAATTATTTGATTTTCCCAAATGTATCCATTGACATCAATGTAACTTTGCAAAACAACTTCTTTCTTTGTTATTTTAGCAACTCCATTCTTGAAGGGGATGAAAGAACAATCAATTGTATCTTGAAGCATCTTTAATGCAATTGAATCAATCATATTTAAATGATTCTCATTGAATAGATAAGTTGATTTTGAACAATAGTTCCAAACCTTGCATTCCCCTTTGCTCAAAAGAAAGGTTAAAACAAAATCTTTTATTTGATCCGTTGAACTTAACCGAACTTTATTTTCTTGAACGCGCACAAAAGTTGGCTTTTCGGCATTTTCTGGATAATACTTATTAAATCCATTCTTAACTAAAAATTCCGAATATTTCATCGGTTCAACGGTTATTGTTTCAACTCCTTTTTTTATTTCAATTTCCCAAAATACATCTTCGGTTGTTGCAAGTTCATCTTTAACATCATTAATAATGGAATCATCAACATTCAATTGTTTCTTTATATCTCGCGGATTGATTCCTTGCTTCAATTTATTCTTTACTTTAACAACAAGTTCCGTATTCTCAAAGTATTTAATTCCTTGGCTTGCTTTCTTATAAGCGGATTTAACGGTTTGTATTAATTCGCCTTGAGTAAAGCCAGGGGAAACAAATTGATTTTGCAAATAGTATTCGGCAGCATCTTTGGAAATATTGTATTCACAAAAACAAGCTGCAACTTTAAAAACATATTGGTTCCTGGATCCTTCGGAAAAAGTACATCCAAAATCGAACTTCATTATCCGTTCAATTATTTTATCTTCATCATTTAAGATACAAACCGGGGCTTTATCATGGAAATCAAATCCTTTTTCTTGGTCGATTTGAGTAAACTCATCGCAAAATTCATTGATGTAAGCTTCAGGATCATATGATTCAAAGCAAACCCGGGAAACATTGCAGCTCGTTGGATCAAAATAATCCGAATTAAAGAATTTTTGAAATGCTTGGAACCTTCTTTTGTGTTCATCTTTAGTTGATTTCGGGATTTTAATAACCACTTTCAAACCTTTGCCCCCTGGCGATGTAAACAATAAATAAACAAAGGGGCAATTTTGTAATTTTTGCCGTTCTTCATTCATTGTTTGTTCATCTGGATAATCATCGAAATCCAAAACGCAAAGCCCGGAATGTTGAATCAATCCATTATCATTGCGTTCATTAAATTGGCCGTTGAACATTATCGCAAGTAACGAATTTTTCAAGTTTCGATGTTGTTCGGATGTTTCATCCAATTTTCTCAACCGTTCAATCTTTTTATTTAAATCGGAATACCCATTTTTAATGCGCTCAAAGACTTCGAGAACAGTTAATGAATAAGGAGTTTCCTTTGCGTTAAATAAGCTCTTAAATACGCTAACTTTTGGAATCATAAGTTGTCTGTTTTTTGTATATATGTAAAAAAGGGGCTAAAATCATGACAATAAATGACGATAATCGGGAAATATTCCACATAAAAAAATTTATCGTCATGGCTGTATCGTAATGCTGTTATGCGATTGCTTAAAGTTATGACGATATGACGATAAAATTTCAAAAATTTTGAGTCAATTCCGCACTTTTTAAAAATAAGGGTAACTCTCATATAAAATTTATCGTCATCGTCATGGAATCGGCTACTTTGCAACAAGCATATGGCTTTAAGGCCATGACGCTATTTTTTTTATCGTCATTCATCGTCATTTAATAAATGTTTTTATTAATCAAAGTCTTAAGTTTATTCAATTCCTTCATGTTTTTGCAATCAATTACTCTTTTTTGCAATGGCTTATAATATTTCTCAAAGGGAAATTCTTCGCGCAGCTTCAAGGTGCAATATAAATAAAGTTCATCTTGTTGTTTCATCCAGTTATTATGGCAAGCAATTCCATGCAATACGCTTGCATGATGCTTATTGAACATTAATCCAATATGTTGGTAGGGCATCCCCTGGGTTCGAAGCAAAGCGTAAAGATAATATCTTTGATAAGTTATTCCAAAGTTTCTGTTTGGTAAATCAAGTTCATGTTCTTGAATGTACTCTTTAATCATATCTAAATTCATAATTTGTAAAGTTTATTTGTAAGATCATTGCGAATCATAGCGAATCATTTGTAAGTTTTTACATAATATTGTTCGGCGCTTTCATTAACTCCGCAATTAAATTCTCCTTTGTCATATGCTTTAACTATTTGCTCGCGCTCAACTTCCAAATACTTATGAAAATGATGAACAAAATTTTTGCCTTCTGGAGTTAAATTAAAGAATTGCGGATGCATTTCTATTAAATCATTGAATACTTGTTGTAATGCTGTCATGTTAGTTAATTTGTCTTTGTGAAATTATTGATTTAAATAAATCGGATTCCGCTTCAATCATTCCGGTTGCCTTAATATAATCAACTTCAACTTTTGCCGAATTAATTATAACAGATCCAACCATTGCAATGGATCGCGCCTTGTCAATTTCATTTTTCAATTGTTCTGGAGTTAATGAATCATCATCCATTCTTTCCATTGCTGCAAACATATGATTGCGCAAATCACTTAATTGGTTTCTTGCCATTTTGTTGTTTTTTTAATTAGTTTGTTTTTTAAAATTATTATTTGTTTTATTTCAA